AAACGGTCGGAAGCCTATTAAGCGACGGGCTCCGGACGCTGGTTCGCTACTTCAATACCAAGTGTCTTTTCAGCGTCTTTCAGATGATCGGTAACATCATTTGCTTCTGGCTCATTCCAAATACTGTCTCTCAATGTGATGAAGCATCCATTTACGTGAGATTGTTTCGACATAAGTCTCAACACGCAGGAATGAGGAATGATGATGGCGCGACTAACTTTGTAGTCCTTGTTGAATAGAACAGCTGCCAGATAATCGAAATTAACCTGTTCAATATTGCGCATGGTGCCCAGTCGACGCTCGCACGCTGATCCATTCACGATACGTCTAGATTTTATTTGAAACTTATCGCCAGCGTGATTGAGTGCATCGTATCCAGCTTTTGAATTTGTTTCTAATGTCCAGTCGAATGCTAGTGAGAACAGGAACTCTGCGTAATCCCCTGTTGGATTATTAGAGCTTCGTGTTGCTTGCCTGCTCTTCAGTTCATCGAGCACAAGCGAATGGCAGTTCAACAAATCTGCTATCGATAGGTTCTTCAGTTCGATCATCACACTTCCCCCAAATGTTTCCCACCCACTTAACAGCGTGTCTTAATTGCCGGCTTCGTCAGTTGCAACTGTGCTTCGACCATTAGGAGAAGATCATGGACTCACGGTTAGAAGATCTGCAGCGTCGCATTGACGCCAGCGTAAAGAGGCTCGGCGTACGAGCGAATTTTGAGCGAGCAGTAGAGGAAACATCGCGAGTAGATGCTTTCTTGAATAGAGGCAGGCTTGCAGCGCAGGCCAAAGCCAGTCAGGAACTACGGCAAGCTCGTCTGCTTGCGACATGCATCGCTGATGAGTTCGAGAGACGAGGTTTGTCAATAAATGCTCGACCAGCGCACTGATGCGGCCCGCGCGTACCACAAGCTATATAAGACGGCGCGATGGAAACGGATACGGGAAGCTCAGCTGCAAATGCAGCCGCTCTGCGAATATTGCCTACAGTCTGAAGTGATCGAACCGGCGACGGTGGTTCACCACTCTGAAGGCGGGCATAAGGGCAACGAAAAAAAGTTCTGGAACGGCCCGTTCGCTTCGCTTTGCAAGGCCTGTCACGACCGTGACGGCCAGCGTGAAGATCTTGGTCAAACCATCATCAGATTCGACACATCTGGGTGGCCGATCGGGTGATCAACACCCCCGGGGGGTGGTCGCCGACCGAAAGGGGCGATCCTGCTGGGTATCGGCGTCGGGCAAGAACGCACGCAAAACCAATTGAAAATATGACCCTGATTTTCGCCGGAGCGCTGCTCGACGGCTGGCTACATTTTACACAGAACCTGTGAGGATTCAATGGCACGACCGCGGAATCCCCTCGCCAAAGCGAAGGCGGAGGGGAGAGATAAAACACATCCCACCCGCTTCAAAGATCGCAAGGACGTTAAAGCTGATGGCCCGCTCGGTAATCCTCCCACCTGGTTGAAGGATACTCCAGAGAGTAAAGCCAAGGCGGCTTGGAAGCTGTTTGAAAAAGAACTGCCGTGGCTGAACCAGTCACACCGCACGCTGGTCGGAATGGCTGCCAATATTCAGGGCCGCATCATGGCTGGTGAGGATGTTGGCGTTCAAAAAATGAACTTGCTTCGTCAGATGCTTGGCCAGATGGGTGCAACGCCTGCGGACGCATCGAAAGTTGCAATACCTGACGACGGTGATGAAAAGGACGATCTTGTAGATGAGTGATACACCTGCGCTTGAGCGTGTGAGCGCTTACGCGCAAGCTGTCCTTGACGGCACCGAGATTGCGGGACCGCATGTCCGAAACGCCTGCCAACGACATTTCGATGATCTGGCGACAGCGCATGAACGCGGGATTTACTGGAACGATGCGAAAGCTCACCGTGCCATGCGGTTCTTCGAAGAGCGGCTGAAGCTTAACGATGGCCAGTTTGATGGGAAGCCGTTCAAGCTGCATCCATCGCAGGCTTTCAAACTCGGTTCGCTGTTCGGCTGGGAGCGCGAGAACGGAAAACGCCGATTTCGTCGTGCTTACATCGAGGAAGGCAAGGGAAACGGCAAATCACCGTTCGCGGGCGGTCTTGGCTTGTTTGGCTTGATGGCCGATGGCGAGGCAGGTTCTCAGGTCTACGCTGCGGGTGCGAAGAAAGAGCAAGCACAAATCCTATTTCAAGACGCTGTGAAAATGGCCCGTGCGGCACCTAAGCTTGCGGGACGTCTGAAGTTCAGCGGCGGGATCGGCAAAGAGTTCAATATCGCTTTCCACGAAAAGCAATCGTTCTTCCGACCGATATCGAAAGACGCCGGCAAAACAGGTTCAGGTCCACGACCTCATTTCGCTCTGCTCGATGAACTGCATGAACATCCTGATCGTTCAGTCGGTGAGATGCTGGAGCGTGGTTTTAAGTTTCGCCAGCAACCACTGCTTTTCATGATCACAAACTCGGGCAGTGACCGCAATTCCTTTTGCTGGGAAGAGCATGAACATGCCGTTCGCGTGGTTGCGGGCACGAAGACGCCAGATGATGATTTCATCTATGTAGGCGAAGTCATCGACGATACAACGTTTGCGTACGTTTGTGCGCTCGATAAAGACGATGACCCGCTCGAAGATCCGACTTGCTGGAAAAAAGCTAACCCGCTTCTCGGTACGATCTTGACTGAAGAATACTTGGCCGAGGTGGTGGCGCAGGCGAAGCAAATCCCCGGCAAGCTGAACGGGATTTTGCGCTTGCATTTCTGCGTGTGGACATCAGCTGATAAGGCCTGGATGCCGCGTGATACTGTTGAAGCCGTCATGGACGATTTCGAGCCGATCGATGAACACGCCGGAAAGCAGCTATTTTTATCGGTAGATCTTTCAGCCGCTCGAGACATGACAGCATTGGCGTGCGCGGTCAAAACCGGCACAAAGTCGATGGACCGTGAGGATGGCTCAACGATCGAACTGCCTACCTTCGATATGTGGATCGAAGCCTGGACGCCTGCAGATACTTTAAAAGCTCGAGCTCTTGCTGATAAAGCTCCTTACGATGTCTGGGTTGATCAAGGCTGGCTAAGCGCCTCGCCTGGAAGCCGCATCCGCTTCGATTTCGTTGCGCAGCGAGTGGCTCAGCTTACGCAAGATTTCGACGTTCAGGGCATCGCTTATGATCCCTACGCTTATGACAAGTTTCGTGAGGAGCTTGATGCAATCGGCGTCGAAGTTGAGCAAATACCCCACCCGCAGGGCGGAAAACGTCGATCAAAGGCCAGCGAAAAGAAAATCGAAGCTGCAAAGGCTGCTGGCCTTCCAGAGCCGCAAGGCTTGTGGATGCCGGGATCGGTCACCGAATTGGAAAACGCCATTATCGACGGCCGCGTTCGGCTTCGGCGAAACCCGGTGTTGATGACAGCTTTGATGGGCGCCACGTTTGATCGTGATCCACTCGATAACCGCTGGTTCGTCAAAACCAAAGCTTCGGTTCGCATCGACGCTGCCGTCGCTTTGGCGATGGTGACGGGATTTGCGGCTGACACACCACTCGAAAAGCCGAAGCGAAAGCCAAGGCTCTTCATGGTTTAGGAAAACCAATGACAATCAAAGCTTTTGCCGTCTTCGACGTTAAGTCGTTCGACGAGGAACAAGGCGTGCTGCGCGGCATTGCGAGCACGCCATCAACGGATCGAGTCGAAGATATCGTCGATCCCAAAGGAGCTGTTTTCAAACTGCCGCTCCCGTTGTTGTGGCAGCATAGCCATAACGACCCTATCGGTCATGTTACTGAAGCGTCCGTAACCGACGAAGGCATTGAAGTCGTCGCTACGGTTGCGAAGGGCGTCACGCCTGAAATTGACAGAGCATGGACGCTGATCAAGGCCGGCCTTGTGCGCGGTTTTTCTATTGGTTTCCGAGGCCTAGAGGTCGAAGAAATCCCAAGATCGTGGGGCGTTCGTTACAAAAAATGGGAATGGCTGGAACTATCAGCCGTGACCATCCCGGCTAATGCCGATGCGACGATTACGAACGTCAAACACTTTGCCACTGCGCAGCACGCCGCGACAGGCACCAAGGCTGTGAAGGAAAAGAGCGCCGGCGACACGGCGAAATCTCACAAACCAGTTCTACTCAACCAAAAATCAAAGGGTGATATTTTGAATATTGCTGAACAGATCGCCGCGCTCGAGGCTTCGCGCACGGCAAAGGCCGCTTCTATGCAGGCAATTCTCGAAAAGGCTACTGCTGAAGGCCGCACCACCGACGCTTCTGAGCAGGAAGACTTTGACACGATCAGTGCTGAAATCGACTCGATCGATGCTGATCTCAAGCGCTTCCGAGCATTGGAAAAAGCACAGGTAGGCGGAGCCAAACCAGTTAACGCCAATGGTATCAAGTCTCTATCCGATGCTGCTGCTGCACGCTCTGGCGTTCAGGTGAAGGCACCGAAACTAGAGGCTGGTATCGGCTTTGCGCGTTTGGCCAAGGTGAAGGGTCTTTCAAAGATCACTGGTGAAAGTCCGCGTGATCTGGCCAAGAGCCTCTACGGCGAGGAATCCGCCGTCTATGGCATCATCGTCAAAGCAGCTGTTTCTGCGGGTAGTACTCAGGACGGCAACTGGGCGGCCAACCTTGTTGGCGACGAGACGTCGGTGTTTGCCGATTTCGTAGAGTTCCTGCGCCCTCAGACGATCCTTGGTAAATTCGGCACTGGTACAATCCCGTCGTTGCGCCGCGTTCCTTTCCGCACCCCGCTGATCGGCCAGACGTCTGGTGGCGATGGCTATTGGGTAGGTGAAGGTAAAGCCAAGCCGCTCACCAACTTTGGCTATGAGCGCAACACGCTGGAGCCGACGAAGGTCGCAAACATTGCGGTTGTTACCGAAGAACTTCTCCGCAGCAGCTCACCTTCTGCTGAAATCCTCATTCGAGACTCGCTAGCCGCAGCGCTCCGCGCTCGTCTGGATACCGATTTCATCAACCCCGCAAAGGCAGCAGTTGTAGGCGTCTCGCCAGCTTCGATCACGAACGGCATTACACCAATCGTGTCGACGGGCACCGATGCGGATGCGGTTCGAAACGATCTTCGTTTGCTGTTTTCAGCGTTCATTGCGGCGAACAATGCTCCGACGTCCGGCGTGTTCATCATGCGGTCGACTACCGCGCTCGCGCTGTCACTGATGACAAACGCTTTAGGCCAGTCTGAGTTTGCAGGCATCACGATGAATGGCGGCACGCTGTCCGGCCTTCCTGCGATCGTCTCTGAGTTTGTGCCTGAAGGTTATGTCGTCCTGGCAAACGCTTCGGACATTTATCTCGCCGACGATGGTGAGGTTGCAGTCGATATGTCGAACCAGGCTTCGCTCGAAATGGCGAACAACCCGGAACATGATAGCACCACGCCAACGGGAGCAACTGGCCTTGTGTCACTCTGGCAGACCAACAGTGTCGCCTTCAGAGGTGAGCGGATCGTGAACTGGGCGCGTCGTCGCCCATCGGCGGTTGCGGTTCTTTCTGGTGTCGCTTGGGGCGTCCCAGCAGCTCCGGGCGGCGGCGAATAATCGCTGACATATAACCAAAATTCCGGTCGCCTTCGGGCGGCCGGTTTTCTCTCGCGGAGGTAACTATGAAGCTCACAGCGACCAAGTCTTTCACATATGGCACTCGCCGCTTGTTACCTGAAGCGGAATTCATCGCCACGCCGAGAGATGCCAAGATTTTAATAGGTATCGGTAAAGCGAAACTCGCAGTCGAACCTCAGAAAGTTGATAAGCCCAAGCGAACCCAGAAGCGTCGCACTGAGGAAGAGGATCAGCATGGCCTTTTGGAATAATAAAAACGCATCTACCTCGGTCACCACCCCAGCGCCAGTAACTTCCGAAGCGAAGTCGCTTTCGACAGCTTCTCCCCGCCGAGGATGGTTCACCATCTTTGAAAGTTTCGCCGGCGCATGGCAGCGAAATGTCGAAGTGAAGCCCGAACTGGCTTTGGCGTATCACGCGGTATTCTCATGCGTGACCCTTATTTCTTCCGATATTGCAAAGTTGCGCGCGCGGATCGTCGAGGAGACGCCGGACGGTATCTGGGTTGAGAAAAAGCGGCACGCGCTTAAAAAGCTTCTGCGCAAACCTAACGATACCCAAACCGCTATTCAGTTTTGGGAAAATTACTTCATCTCGAAGCTGACAACAGGCAACACTTACGTCTTGAAGCGTCGCTCACCAGACGGCAAAATTTCCTCGTTGCACGTTCTCAACCCGATGCTCGTGCAAGTGCTTGTATCACCTCAAGGCGCCGTATTTTATCAACTGAATGTGGATGACGTTTCTGGGCTCACATCCACGGTTACCGTTCCGGCATCAGAAATTATTCATGATCGGTTCAATTGCTTTTTTCATCCCCTGGTGGGGCTTTCACCGATTTATGCTAGCGGCCTTGCTGCAAAGCAGGGTCTCACGATTCAGCAGCACTCGGATCGTTTCTTCGGCAACAACGCGCTGCCATCAGGCATCATCAGCGTGCCGGGCGCTATTGAGGAAGAAGATGCTGCGGCGATTAAGAAAAGCTGGGAAGATGGCTACTCTCGGGAAAACTCCGGCAAATTAGCTGTCTTGGCCGATGGAATGGAGTTCAAAGCACTCGCCATTCCTGCTCAATCAGCTCAGTTGATCGAACAGTTGAGATGGACCGCTGAGGTTGTCTGTTCGACGTTTCACGTACCGCCTTACAAGATCGGTATCGGAACGCTTCCAACCTACAACAACATTCAAGCACTGAACGTCGAATATTACAGTCAGTGTCTCCAAACGCTGATCGAGTCAGCAGAAGACTGCATGGACGATGGCTTGGGTCTAGGTGAAAGTGTCGGTGTCGAGTTCAATGTCGATATTCTGTTGCGCATGGACGGCATGACAATGGCGACCAGATTGAAAGAAGAGGTCGGCGCCGGGATACGTGCACCAAACGAAGCGCGCAAGGTGATGAACCTGCCGGCTGTTGAGGGTGGTGATACGCCTTATCTCCAGCAGCAGAATTATAGCTTGTCAGCACTTAACAAGCGTGATGCGCGCGAAGATCCGTTCGCAACAGCAAGGCCTGAAAACAAGCCGGAAATATTGCCGCTTCCAGAAAGCGACGCAAACGCCAAAGCGATTGCAGCATTTGCAACGAAAGCCGCGGAGATATTCAAAGATGCAGCTTGATTTCGAAAAACTGGCAACATCCATGATGCTGCCAGTCAAAGGTTACATCGATAAGATCCACGCGGCTTTCAGCGACAGTGTTGCAAAGCTCTCCGAACGTATCACCAAGCTCGAAGCGGTCGACGTGCAGCCTGGCCGTGATGGTTTGCCTGGGCGCGACGGTCAACCTGGAAAAGATGGTGCCCCCGGTGCAGATGGTCAGGATGGTTTGGGGTTTGATGATCTCGATGTGTCATTTGACGGCGAGCGCACATTTAAAATGCGTTTTGCTAACGGCGACAACGTAAAGGAATTCGAGTTCAAAGCGCCTTTCATGCTCTATCGCGGCGTTTATAAATCCGGAGAGAACTATGAACAAGGCGACACTGTCACTTGGGACGGTTCTTGCTGGGTAGCTCTCAAGGCGAACGCAGACAAGCCCGGTGACGGCGAAAACTGGCAGCTGGCTGTCAAACGTGGACGCAACGGCCGCACGCCATCAAACGATGATGCAAAATCGGTCGGGCCGGTGAGAATAGCGTTCAAGGGGGCAAACTCAGATGGTTAAGCTCGTAACTCTTGATGCGGTCAAAAGGCGCCAGCGCATCTTTCACGATGATGATGACACTGATCTTGGTGCTATGATTGAACAGGCATCAGACATCATTTTGAATTACATCAACAAGTCCGACCCTACATGGAATGATCAAACAGCGCCGCCTCTTATTCAGGCGGCGGTTTTGCTTCAGGTCGGCTTTATGTGGGCCAATCGTGGCGATGCTGACCCGCTCTATGCACCAGCAGACGGTTATCTCGATCGACGGATTACCTCGATCCTCCATCGATACCGAAAACCCGTTCTAGCGTGAGGTTATCATGCCCTGGATCAAATTCAGCGGTGACTTCAATCATCGCGTAACTCCGGCTGTCACCGTCGCTTACAAGGCTGGTTGGTCTGGCCTTGTCACCACGCCGTGCGCTGCGGCCGCGATTGCGAGTGGCAAAGCATCTCGTTTGAAAACACCACGAAAAGGTGAGCTGCCGAATGTCGAAAACACCACGGACGCCTAACGCGGCTATGAATGAACGCGTTGTTTTCCAACAGCGCGAAAATGTCAGAGATGAAGGTGGTGGCGTTCGCGGCGAATGGGTCGACAAGTTCGAAGAGCGTGCCCGGCTGCGTCCGCGTCTTGGATCTGAGACTGTCATTGCGGCACGGCTTGAAGGTATACAGCCCTACACTCTGACAGTGCACTCAAATAGCCGAACGCGCCTTGTTACCCCGGCATGGCGCATTAGAAACGCGCGGAACGATCGCACCTACAATATCAAATCGATCATGAACCCCGATGAAAGCAACGCCCACATCGAGGCCATGGTGACTGATGAAGGTGGTGGTTGATCGTGCTTCGAGCGAAACTTTTAGGCCGCGTGGAACTGACGAATAAAATCCGCAAGATCGCTCCCAAGGCGATCGAGAAAATGGATGAGGTCAAGTTTCAGGTTGCTGAAGAAGCAGCTGCAGCCATCAAAGCGCGCGCGCCACGTCTATCCGGTGATTACGCAGAAAGCATTCGCGCTGGCCTCCAGTCCGACAATCCCGACAAAATTGTCTTCGGCGCCAAGAAGTCGAAAGATCCGACTGCAGTGGGTGTCTACGCGAATTTCATCTGGCGGTTTATCGAGTTCGGAACCAAGGCAAGCGGCGCTCAAGCGCGCCGTGCTGATCGGCGCTACAAATCTGGCAAGGTGATGACCAAGGGATCACAAGCCCACGGCGCGACACCAGCTCAGCCGCATGTCTTCCCCGTTTGGCGAGGTATGCGGAAAAAGGCAATGAGCCGCATACGTAACGCCATGAACAAAGGCATTCGGGAGGCGCTAAAAAGTCGATGAGTTCAGCTTCTCTCGAACTGCAAGGTGCGATCGTTTCGCACCTGCTGGCAACACCAGCTTTAACAAGTCTTGTCGGTGAGAACATCTTCGACATGGCGCCGCCTGAAGCAATACCGCCTTACGTTGTGATGGGCGATTTTGACGAACATCGGGCCGACGTCACCTGTGTAGGCTCCCGCGTAATTTATGCCACGCTTCATGCATGGTCGAACTACGGCGGTGGCTTTACCGAGGTGAAGAAAGTAGCAGAAGCGGTTGCAGACGCGTTGCATGACGCTCCTCTGCAGCTTCTGTCAAATCGTCTCATCAGCCTTCATCATCGACAAACACGGACATTTCGCGATCTCGACGGCATTCACTCCCATGCCGTGATCGAGCTCACCGCTTACGTCGACAAGCTCTAGTCACCCCCAAAAATCAAATCCTCCCAGCCTGCCTTTTCGGCGGGCTTTTTTGTGTTCAAAGGAAATTTCCATATGGCTACTGGTCAGCAAATCGGCCGTCTTCTTCTCATTCAGATCGGCAACGGCGCTTCTCCGGAGGTTTTCAATAACCTCTGCGGCATCACCACGCGCTCTTTCAACATGTCGGCCAACAGCGTCGATACCACGATTCCTGATTGCAACAATCCGGAAGCAACGCCTCAGAAAACTGGCGTACCGGGTATCAAGCAGCGCACCTTTACCGGCTCCGGTAAGTTCGTCGCAGGCGCAGACAGCGCGACTTTTATCAATCATGTGAATGAGGCGACCATCTTCAATGCCCGCGTGATCGTTCCGGGTCTCGGTTCTTACACTGGCCCCTGGTTTGTGACTGATTTCGAATTCAGCGGCGAGGTTGAAGGCATGATGGACTTTTCAGCTACATTCGAAGCGGCCGGCCCGCTTGAATTCGAAGCTGAGGTATAAGAATGCAGTTCCCTGTTAACGGGGCTCGCGGCGAAGTCGGCGTCACCATTGGTGGCGTCGATATCGTGATTGCAGCAACCATGGGCGGTCTGGCAGCGGTTTCGACCGATCTCGGCTGCAAATCAATGCAGGATCTCTTTGATCGCCTTTCCAATGTCGAAGTTGCAGCTGCAATGTCAGCGATCCGTCATTTGACAGTTCGCGGCGATGCTTCTGCTGCCCTAGCTGTTCTAAAATTCGGCCATTTTCCAGCGCTCTCAAAAGCCTTTGAAGCAGCACTTGCGCATCATTTCAAGGACGAGCAATCGGGAAACGGGGAAGCCGGGGCGACAGTGTAGAGGCGGAGTTTCCCTGGCGAGAATGGCAACAGTCAGCCTTTGGCGTCCTGCGATGGACGCCTGATACTTTTTGGAATTCGTCACTGAGCGAATTTCTGTCTGCCTTGGAGGGCTTCGCTATAGCCCGCGGCGGCAAGAAACAGATCGATGCTCCAAGTCAGGATCAGCTCGACGATCTCATCAGCAAATACGGAAGTTAATTTCAGGCCGCCTCGTGCGGCCTTTTTCTTTTTAGGAGGTCCGCGTGGCCGACGAGAGCAATAACGACGATATCATTCTTTCGATCTCCGCTGATGTGGCGTCTCTGCGTCGCGCGCAAAAACGCATTGAGGAGTCGATTAACGCCATCGGTAAGAGCTCAGACAAAACGCTGAACCAGATGGCCAAAACTGCCGATCAGAATTTTCGACAGATTGAGGAAAGCGCAAAGCGTCTGCGCAGTCAGCTTGACGCCAGCTTTGACAAGCCTCTGGGGAGCGGCATAAACAAGGGACTGGCTGCTGTCGGCTCTGTCGTCGGCTTGAACGAGCTTCGTAAGCTCACAGATACATGGACTGATCTGACGTCTCGCGTGGATCTGGCTGCAGGCTCGACCCGTGAAGGCACGCAGGTCATGGAACGCCTCGGCCAAATGGCACGGCGAACATATTCCGATCTGACACAAACAGCCGAGAGCTATCTTTCCAATTCGACAGCATTGCGCGACCTGGGTTATTCGACCAACCAATCACTCGATTACACTGAAGCGTTGAACAATGCGCTCGTCGTGTCTGGTGCGAAAGGTGAGCGCGCCGCGCGTGTGATTGATGCGCTGGCGAAGGCCATGGCTGTAGGCAAGCTGTCCGGCGATAATCTGAATACTGTCATCGAAGTCGGTGGCCGTGCAGCCGAAGCACTTGCAGCTGGACTTGGCACAACGGTCAGCGGCCTGCGTGCGCTCGGATCTCAGGGCAAGATTACCGGCAACGATATCGTAAAGAGCCTGACGAGCCAGATGGCGGTTCTGCGTAAAGAAGCCGAAGACATGCCAGCAACGATCGGCGACGGCTTTACGCTTCTGAATAATGCTCTGCTGCAATATGTCGGCAATGTGGACAACGTGACGACGGCATCGTCGACCATGTCGCAAGCGCTGATCCTGATCGCTGACAACTTCGATAAGGTTGCCGACGCTGGTATGCAGGTGGCGGCGGTGTTTGCAGGCGCTATCATCGGCCGCTCACTGGGCGGATTGGTGCGCACGCTCGGTTCGACAACTGCTGCAGTCGTAAAGTTCACTCAGGCGATGAAAGCCGCACAGAGCGCCGGCCAGATGGCTTCTGCTCTCGGTGGTCTTGGTGCTGCTGCCGGTCCTCTCGGTGCGATCATTGGTGGCGCGCTCGTTTTGGCCGTTGGCAATTACACGCTGAAGGCCATGGAAGCGAAGCAGAATTCTGACCAACTGCGCGCCGAAATGGAGCGTCTCGGCCTTGTCGCGCCGCAGACTGCTGAGGGAATTGATCAAGCTGCGGAAGCGCTCGATAAACTAACTGATGCGGCCAAGGCGCGTAAGCTCAAGAATATTGCTGACGAGCTGGAGCGGTTGCGGAAGGGAGGGCTGGGTAGTCGTTTCTTTGGACAGGGCGACGATCTTGATTGGTTGTCGACCGAAGCAATGCTTCCAGTTCGGGGTGGTGCTGGTGCATCCTCGCTTTCCAATGAAGACGCCGCAGCGCGCAAAGAGATCGCGAAGGTTATCGCTGAATATCAAAGTTTTCAGATAACCGCCGAAAAAGTCAAAGAACGCCTCGAGGCGATCAATAACACGCCTGTCAGCGACGCCGTTGTT